TCAGAGAGCGTCGAGGGCCTTAATGGCTTTGACGGCCTGTTCCTGCCGAGTCTGGTCTAATAGATGGCTGTAAACACGGAGTGTAATTTCGATGTTGCTGTGGCCTAACCGGTGGGAGATGTAATAAATATCGACCCCTTGGGAGATGAGATAGCTGACATGGGTGTGGCGGAGACCATGAAAGGTGATTCGTGGATTGATGTCCAGCTTTTCCTCGACCTGATGCAGAGCCTTGTTGATGGCGGCATTAGAGGGGACTTCATGGCGGTTGTTCCGAAAAACCAAATTGAGCGGATCGCGATAGCCCTTTTTGAGATTGTCGGCGGTCTGCTCTTTTTTGAGTTGACGGAGCAGGGTGGCTAGGCTGGTCGGAATCTCCACATCGCGGACACTGGAGGGCGTCTTGGTCGGAGCAAAGCCCGTCCGATACATGTAGTCCCAGGTCTTGGTGATGTGGATGAGGGAATTGTCAAGGTCCACATCGTCCCACTGGAGTCCGATGATCTCCGCAAAGCGCGCTCCCGTTTTGAGACCCGTGGTGATGATGTAATTATAGAGGGAGCGGAGCGAGGCGTGGTCGGCACAGTAGTCGTAGAGGCGCTTCATATCGCTCAGCTGAAGATATTTTAAGTCCTGGGCTTTGCCCTTGCGGCCCGTCAGAATTGCGCCATGGGTGAAATTTGAGTAGACAATCTGGTCGTCGATAGCGGAGTTGACCATAGACCGCACATAGCCGTTAAGCTTGCTCACGGTGTCTTTGGCGCGGCCTTTGCCAAAAGCATTAATAAACTCTTGCCAGTCGGACTTGCTGATGGATTTAAGCTCTCGTTCCTCGCCCCAGTAGCTCAATAGGTGCTTACGGATAGTTGGATATCTGGCCTCCGTGATGCGAGCGTGCTTGCCAGTCTTATAAAGAGCCAACCAGCGGTCCCAATATTCGATTAGAGTCACGTTGTGCGCAGACAGATCTGCCCCGCGGTTATACTGTCGTTCCACTTCGGCGGCGGCGATGGATGCCGCTTTTTTGGTTGGAAAGCCGGAGAGATTGATGTATTTACGCTTGCCATCTTTATCCTTGTAGCTGACTCGATACTGCCAGCTCCCGCCGCGTTTTGTAATACTGGCCATTTTTATCACTCCGTTTCTGATATAATGTAACCAAAGGGCGCGCATTAATGGTGTGGTTCTTGTCAGCATCTACCCAGACCCGGCCAAAGGTTAAGAGGGTAGGTGCTATTTTTTATTTTTGGACCCAAGTATAATCACCAAAGGTGACAGAGTAAGGGCCATTGTTCTTTGCCCCGAAGTAAATGGTCATCGTTGCTTTCATGCCCGCTGCGATCGAATTTGGGATATTGTTGCTGTAGCTCCCCGCGTTAAAATCGCCAATCTCTTTTTGACCATCATATAGGTCAAAGTTTTGAGCGTTAAAGCTGAGTGGAGTGGACTTGGTGTTTTCCACGGTGACGGTGACGGCGACGGGGTGCTCACCTGCTGCCATATCGTGTACAGGAGCACTGGGATCATCTGCGATTTTATTCACGGTTACCTTCTCGCCGCTCTTAAACTCCATTGTGCCGCCGACATCCCCGCTGTGCGAGGTATCGGCGGAGGAGCTGTCATCATCATCCCCCGAGTCATCAGAGTCACTGGAGCTAGATCCGCCCGCCAACGCCCTGAATATTTTTTCATAGGACTTATTTTTCTTGTCCAGTTTGGTGTTTTGCTTAGTCACTGACACCAATTGGGCATACATCTTTTCGTACTTGTCCGAGTTTCGGACATTGTTGACCCCCATGATAATAACCAGTACCCCCAAAACTGTCGCAACCCAAAACAACGGTGTTTTGAGTAAGTGCTTAAATTTCTCCATTACTAGTCTCTCCCATGTGATACAATTATTTTGAGCAAAAGAACCAACCCCAACCCTTATGCCGTTGCAGCGGTGTAAGGGCTATTTTTATAGCCGTTGATTTGGATTAGCCATAAACCAAACCGCCTTGCCCAGCACACTGATCTCGTTTTCTTCGACCTGTTGTGGGGTATAAATTTTTGGGGTGTAATTTTTGTTTGTGGACTCTGGCTGGAGCACAAGGTTTTTACCCGCATGATACAGCCGTTTGAGTGTTGCTTCCTCCCCATCAAATTCAACCACGACGACATCTTTGTCAGAAAAATCGTGCTGTGGATTAATTAGCACATAAGATCCTTGCGGGATGACCAAATTCATCGAGTCACCTCCGACTTCGAGCAGAAAGGCCTCGGGCCACATTTCTGCGATGTTCTCTGGAATTTCCACATCCTCTTGATTTTCAAACATTTCCAATGGCGCCCCCGCTGAAACTACTCCCAACAATTTCACATGTTTCGATTTGCTGTTGGAGTGAATAGTAGAGGGATCACCGGCAATGTCCGAAAGCGGCACACCAAACATACGAGCCATCAGCGTGACTTTATCCATTAAGGGATTAGCTCGCCCAGTTTCCCAAGCTGATACCGTGGTCGCGGCAATATCCAGCCTCTTGGCTAATTCTTCCTGGGTCATTTTATGTGTTTTCCGGAGGTGTTTAATGTTGTCCCCTACGCTCATTTGGTCATCCCTCGTTTTCCCTACTACTTAATATATCTAAATACTACAATATATTTGTAGAAAAGTAAAGTGCAAAAAGCAAAAAATTTATTTATAGGGGTTGCAACTACAAATAAATTGTAGTACGCTATGGTTATCGAAAGGAGCGATGCACAATGATTACCATCGAAGCGGCTCGCGTAAACGCCGGTTTGAGCCAGTATGAAGCCGCTAAACGCCTGGGTTTCTCCCAAAAGACGTACATTGATTATGAGAAATACCGGAAGTCCTTGCGTATCAACATGGCCTACAAACTGGCTGGGCTTTATAACCAGCCCTTTGACAATATTATTTTTTTGCCTGACGACTACAAAACATTTGTAGTTGAGCACCGACACCCAGAAAAATAATATTGTCCAACCGCACTTTTTCGTTTCGTCGAATCTAGGGAAAATTGCGGTTACCGATTATTCAGCATTTAGAAAGGAGAACCTATGACTATATACTCTGCAATTCAAACCGTGGCCAAGAACAAAGGTGTCTCAATTTATCGGATTGAAAAGGACTTGGATTTGACCACGGGGCGTATCTCGAAATGGGCAAGACATGATCCCTCGGCGAAAGCCCTCCAGCGTGTCGCCGACTATCTCGGGGTGACAAGCACGTACATCTTGGATTTATCCCGACTGAAGAAAGAAGGAGACCAGAAATGAACGAACTGAAACCGATCGAAAATCAGGGGCAGCGGGTGCTGACCACGGAACAACTGGCCGGGTTATATGGAACCACGGCTGACCGAATCAAGCAGAATTTTCAGCGCAATGCCGACAAATTTGCTGAAGGTCTTCATTACTTTCTGCTTGAGGGCGCGGCCCTTAAGGGGTTCAAGGACCAAGTAGCAAATAGCTCCCTGGTCGCAGATCGAACAGCACACCTCTATCTTTGGACTCGCCGGGGCGCCGCGCGGCACTCTAAAATGCTGGGAACGGATAATGCATGGGATGTATTTGACAGTTTGGAAGAGAACTACTTCAACCCGTCGACCGCACCAGCGATTCCGCAGTCCTTACCAGAGGCCCTGCGGTTGGCGGCGGACCTGGCCGAAGAGCGAGACAAACAGAAGCAGGGGCGCCTGATCGCCGAGCAGCGAGTGGCAGAACTGGAACCCAAAGCTACCTATTATGACCTGATCCTGCGGAACAAATCGCTGATGTCCATCACGAAAATTGCTAAGGACTATGGCCTTAGCGGCCGGAAGTTGAATGATCTACTGCATGACTACGGTATTCAATACAAGCAAGGTCGGATCTGGTTATTGTATGCCGCATATCAGGACCTAGGCTACACCCAGAGCAAGACCTTCGTAGATGACACGGAGACTTCCCACATGAACACCTACTGGACACAAAAAGGTCGGCTGTTTATCTACGACCAGCTAAAGGGACACGGTATTCTGCCAATGATTGAACGGAGTGAAGCAAAATGACGGAAACAATCAGCATCAAAAAGTGGAAAGACATCAAACTTCAGTTGCTCGACGACATGATTGACGGTGTTAGCGGCGAGTTTATGCGAATTGCCAATGATATTCCCGACTGCGCAGATTTCGTCCTCAACCCTGACGGCTTCATCACCGACCTGGATAAGGACGGTAAACGCATTGTTTCCACCGAATCCTCGCTCGCGGGAAAAAAGTTCAGCGAAATCACAGACCGTGTGGCAGCGATGCGTGGATTGGCGGCCACATACGATTATCTGGTGACTCAATACCATGGCGTTGAAGAGTTGCCGGATGGGGTTGACGCCTTTATTCCGCCGAAGCCAAAGAAAGGGTGAGGGCAATGACGCAATCAATCACCATCACACCAACCATCAGTATTGAGATTCCCGCCGATCAGGTGCTTATCAGCAAGGCCGAGTATGACCGGCTCGTCGAACAAGCAGATACCTATCGGTGGTGGGATTCAATTGACCTGGCTCAGCGGTATCACCAAAAGGTGACCTGGTTCTCTGACAATATTTTTCAAAATCCACGATTTATTGGAATGCTGCGGGGGCAGTCAGTGATGTATCCGGGCAGTGGTGTCAAGGGCTACCGATGCGACCCGGTGCGGTTTGGCAAATTCATGAGCGACTATTTCCCGGAAATTGCGCGGGAAGCCAGTAAAGAGAGGAAGTGAAGTTATGATATCAGCCAACAGGTTGAGGGAAACACGTGAGCAAACGGGGGTTAGCCAAGGCGATCTTGCCAAACAACTTGGCGTCACCAGGCAAACGATCAGCAATTGGGAACGCGGAGCTAGAGAACCACGAACGCAAACATGGGAATCCCTAAGTCGGGTGCTCAACGTACCAACTGCCTATCTAATTGGGCTGGAAGAAAAGGAAGGAGTTGAACCCTTCGTGGTCGCAATGAACGACAAGAAAGTATCAATTTACGAAGACGACTTAAAACGGATTTACGACTTAGCCAACAGCATTAAAGGCCTAGCACTTGACCGCGCGCAGAATCCATATTTCCTTCTAGGATTTGCGTCAGGGCGTGCGGACACAATTCGAATGATTATCAGGAGTGCTACCTGCGACGGGATCGGCGGAAAGGAGAAACCAAATGACAATTGAAGAACAGCACCTCGTCAATCTGCTTAAGTGGCGGAACAAAATCACAGTGATGCGTATCCTGGCAGGTCCATCGGAACCACTCAATGACCTACACCGTATCGCCGATAACAAGATTCAGCGTCTGGTCCGTCAACACAACCAGGAGGAGGCACTGGCATGAAGCAAAACAAGGAACTTAACGCACTGCTGGACGAAATTGCATCCACTCTCCAAGAGCAATTTGACTTAGGGAAGGACTGGGAGCGAGCCAATTACCTGCAACCGGTCAAGGGCGCCCCATCAATTGCAATGACGGACAAACGGCTACGCCAAGACAGTGCGCGACGCGATGCCAACAGCAATATCAACGGTGTCTACGCCGATTGGCGGCCACGCCTGGAACAGCTCATTAAAGGTGGTGAAGCAAATTGAGTGTACTAAAAAAGCGACCCACCGATGGTAGTCGGTAAAGGTCGCACAGCAAAACATTTCTCGTCACAAGTATACCACACACCTGGAGGTATGAAGAATGTTAGAAGTAAAAGTTACCGGCAACAATAGCAAAGAACTCGTCGACGGCTTACAGACACTGTTGGCCACGCTCACGGACGGCCCTGCAAATTGGGACCCGAAACCAGTGGCCACTAAGGCCAAAGCACCTGTTGAAAAACCGACGCCAGTTAAGAAGACCGAACCAAAACCTAAACCCGATCCCGCGATTGAGGCACCCAAGGCCCACACCGAGACACCTGAGCCGGATAACAATTCCAGCTATTACACGCTGCCGCAAATCCGGGCAATCGCCACCGACCTCATCCACAAAAATGGCGGTCGGGAGAAGCTCAAGACCATCCTTAAGAGCTTTGGGGTCACCAATCTCTCAGAATTGGACCCCACAGACTTTGCTTGGTTCGCCAACAAGGTTACCGAGGAGCTGAAATAAATGGCTACACCCACACAGCACTCCAAGCTCAGCGCGAGCGGAGCAGGAAAGTGGCTCAACAACCCACCGTCTCTCTGGATGGAAGAAGGCATCCCCAACCCGTCTAGTCCCTATGCGCAAGAAGGCACCGACGCCCACCGGTTGGTGGAACTCAAACTCAAACTGGTCACCGAGCAGATCACCAAGCGCAAATACAACACCGAGGTCAAGCGGCTCAAAGCCAGCTCACAGTATTATGGCCAGTCCATGGAGGATTATGCCCAGCAACACGTCGATTTGGTCATGGAGGACCTGGCCAGTATGCCGGGCGCCGACCTGTACTCCGAGACGCGTGTCGACTTCGGGGAGTGGGCACCCGGCGGCTGGGGGACAGCCGATACGATCCTTGTCAACGATGATGTCTTATCCATCTGGGATTACAAGTACGGCAAGGGCGTTCGCGTCCGGGCGGACCACAACGTGCAGCTGATGCTATACGCGTTAGGAGCATATCACGACTTAGGTCTGTTGTACGATTTTTCCACGGTGCGGATGACCATCAACCAGCCCCGAATTGACAATCTCGCCAGCTTTGAAATGAGCCTGCAAGAGCTGCTGGACTGGGGCAAAAATGTCGTGATGCCGGCGGCGGACAAAGCACTCAATGGCGAGGGCCCGTGGAACTTTGAAAACCCCAGCAGTACCGCGTTCTATCGGGCGGCGGGGTTTGATAAGCATCTGGCTGAGGCTAATCTCAAAATCCGCAAGTACAAGTTTAAAGAGGCCAATACCCTCACGGATGCAGAGATTGCGGACATTCTCGACCAAGCTCCACGCATCAAGCGTTGGCTCACCGCAGTAGAGGACTACGCCACCGACCAGGTACTCACGCACGGCAAAGAGATTCCTGGGTACAAGGTGGTCGAAGGCCGCAGTGTCCGCGTGATCACTGACAAGGATAAGGCCGAGTCCATTCTGGAGTCGGCGGGGATCGAGGATATCTTTAAGCCCCAAGAGCTTAAGACCCTCACCGCGCTGGAGCGATTAGTCGGCAAGAAAGAATTTAATGAGCTGCTGGGCGAGCTGGTCGACAAGCCGCAAGGCAAGCCAACGCTGGTCCCGGAAGAGGACCACCGCAAGCCCTTCACACCCAGCTCAGCGCAAGACGATTTTGACGAATACAACGAAGACACAATCAAAGGAGAAAAATAATCATGGCTAAATTAACAACAAAAGTAGTTACTGGAAAAGTCCGTCTCTCATTTGTCCACCTGCTGGCACCACACGCAATCAACGGCGGGGATGCCAAGTATTCAACGATGATCATCATCGACAAGGCAGACAAGGCGACGCTCAAAAAAATTAAGAGCGCTCAGAAGGTCGCATATGACGCGGCTAAGGCCGACAAGCTTAAGGGACTGACGTTTGAACAGGTCAAGACCACCTTGCGAGATGGCGATGACCCCAACGATAATACCGGCGATTATCCAGAATTGAAGGGTCATTATTTTATGAACCTTTCCAGCACTACCCAACCCCAAGTGATTGACGGCGCCAAGAACCCGGTGACCTCGGAAGCAGAAGTCTACTCCGGCGTGTACGCCCGGGTGAGCCTGAACACTTATGCGTATAACACTAGTGGCAATAAGGGTATCTCGGCTGGTCTGAATAATGTCCAGGTGGTTGCTGATGGTGAGCATCTGGACGGTCGGACTTCTGCGGATGATGATTTCGACGAATGGGATGACGACGAAGAAGACGATGACGACTTGTTAGGCTAGGAGGGTGAGCAAATTGATTAAAGCAACAAAACAACCTATCAAACGGTTGCCAGGATTTGACAACATGCGCCCCGGTGCACTGGAGCGGGCCTTTAAGGATGTCGTCAGCAAGAATGATAATCGCCCCATTTTGCAAAATCTGCACCTGACCAGCGATGGCAGTGCGGTGGCGACCGATACACATGTCCTGCTCCGTGTCCGGAAGTTTCACAATCTAGGTATCAATGTCAATTTAAACCTGCTTAAGTTTATGCCCGAACTCGAAGAGGGTGATCCGCTCATCGGTAGCGCTTATCCAGATACTGATCGGCTGATTCCAGCTGGACCAGGTGATGTCACGTTCGAACTGCTGACCCCGGAGCTGCGCAAGGCTCTGCCGGTCATTAAGTCGATGTTTTACCCGGCAGCGGGTCCCGACAATAGCCAAGTCGTGCGAATGCAATTCCGCAAAGACGACCGCTCGGAGGATTATTTGCAAATCGGCTCTGACACCAGTCAGGTGACGATGATCACGCACAATGCTCTGGGTGTGGACCAGTTGGAGCCGACCGGAATCAACCCGCGCTACCTGTACAACGCCTTCCGCCTGTTCGTTGATTACTTTGGGCGGGCCGACGGACTCGTCCGGGTCGACTGGTACGGCGCACTGCGGCCGATCACTCTCTCTGTAGACGACGGGGGCATTAGCTATCTGATCACGCCGCTACGGACGTTCTAGCTTATGGAACAAGCCGAGATTTGGAAAGATATTCCTGGCTTTGAAGGACGATACCGAGCCTCAAACTGCGGCCGAATCAAAAGTGTAGATCGTGTTCAAAAGACTGCACGAGGTGTTCGGCATCTAAATGGAAATCCACGAGACAACCGGGTTGTAAATCTAGCCTACATGTATCAAGTCTCCGAAAATGCCATCAGTTCCATTAAACACAAGCGGACATTCTGGTGGTTAAAGGAGGCGATTACTTGACTCGCTTGCTATGTGATATCGAAACGTATTCGGCTGCCGACCTGCCCAGCGTCGGGGTTTACCGCTACACCGATGACCCGAGTTTTGAGATTATTCTGCTCAGCTACAAGATCGACGACGCAGACGTGGAGACGGTGGACTTGACCGAGCAGTCGATACCGGAGTGGTTCCTCGATGCGCTGACCGACCCGGAGTATGTCAAGGAAGCTTGGAATGCCCAGTTTGAGCGGGTGTCATTTACTCGGATTCTGCGGCGGCTGAAACGGCTGGGACCCGACGAGTGGCTGGACCCACGCCAGTGGCGCGACACCATGGTCCAAGCAATGGAGCTGGGCCTGCCCGCTAGCCTAAAGCAAGCCGCCAACTACCTCGGTGTGGATCAGGTCAAGGACCCCCGCGGGGTCCGGCTCATCCGGTATTTCTCAACGCCGACGAAACCAACGGTCAAGCAGCCGGAGAGCAAGCGCAATATGCCGGCAGACGCACCTGAGGACTGGGAGCTATACAAGTCCTACAACGCTCAAGACGTGCGGACCGAAGCGGCCATCAGCGACAAGCTGGCTGCCATCAAAACGCAAGCCCATGAGTGGGATCTGTGGGCCATGGACCAGCGCATCAACGACCGAGGTGTGGCTGTGGACGTGCCTTTGGCCGATGGCGCCATCCACATCATGGAGCACGCCAATGCCATTAACATGGCTCATCTCAAGACTGTCACGGGTCTCGACAACCCCAACAGCCTGATGCAGCTCAAACAGTGGCTGCGGGACCAAGGCACCCCGATGGAGAAACTCGGCAAGGCCCTGGTCCAGGAAGCACTGGACAGCGGCAAGCTGCCGCCGATGGTTGCCGATGCCCTGGAGACACGGCTCAAGCTGTCCAACTCCAGCACTAAGAAGTATCTGATGATGGAGGATGCGCGGTGCGCTGACGGCAAGGTCCACGGATTGCTCCAGTTCTACGGAGCCTCGCGAACCGGAAGGTGGGCGGGCCGGTTGCTCCAAGTCCAGAACCTGCCCAGAAACTATCTGCCGGACCTGGACTTGGCCCGATCACTGGTCAAAGCCCAGGACGCTGAAGCCATCGACCTGCTCTATGGCGATGTGCCGGACGTGCTCAAGCAACTCATCCGCACGGGTCTCACGGCAAGCCCTGGTCACCGGTTGGTGGTCTGCGATTTCTCGGCCATCGAAGCGCGAGTGATTGCCTGGTATGCCGGTGAGGAATGGACGCTGGATGCGTTTAGGACGCACGGCAAAATCTATGAGGCGACGGCTAGTCAGATGTTTAACATCCCCATGGACCGCATTGATAAACAGACCCGGCAGAAGGGCAAAGTCGCCACGCTGGCCCTGGGCTATCAGGGGTCGGTCGGCGCGCTCAAAGCGATGGGGGCGCTCAACATGGGCCTGACCGAGGATGAGCTGCCGGAGCTGGTCGACAAATGGCGCAACGCCAATAAGCACATCGTGCGGTTTTGGTATGACTGTCAACGGGCGGTGGAGACCGTGCTGTCTGGCGGCGGCGTTGTCCGACTACAAAAGGGTTTGATGTTTTACAAACGCAAAGGGTTTCTTTTTATCAAGTTGCCAAGTGGCCGGCGGCTGGCTTATGCCAAGCCTCGACTGGAGCAGCAGCCTGATGGCCGCAGCCACATCACTTACGACGGCCAAGGCGACAAGGTTGGGTTCATGCGGCTCGACACCTATGGCGGCAAAATCGTGGAAAACATCGTGCAGGCTACGGCCCGTGATTTACTGGCCGATGCCATGCTCCGGCTGGAGGCCGGCGGGTATCCGGTGATCATGCACATCCACGATGAGGCCGTGGCTGATGTGCCTGACGGCTTCGGCTGCGCGACATTATGTGTCAGGCAGAGCCGTGGGCCAAGGGCTTGCCGCTGAACGCTGCAGGATTTGAAAGCTTGTATTACAAGAAAGACTAAGAAGAAACAGAGACGAGTAAGCCCTAAAAGGCCCAGCTGAAACGATTCTGGAGGGAAAGAAAAGGGTACGACTATCGAAACACCCTGAAATTTTGGAGCAGATCATCGCTCTAGAAAGAGTCAATGCACCACGAAAAGACCCCCGGTGGAAGCCAATCCGGAAAGCATTAAGAGAAGACCCTGTCAACAAAAAGGTGACCAAACCAAAACTGGCACACAACATTGTTGAAAAGCGTGAGGCCCGTTTAGCTCGAATGAGACGCTACTCGGAACTCATTAAAGCGGGTCTGCACGTAATGGATATGTCCTTTGTTCTCGGGGTCTCATCAACTACCGTGACAAGCGACCTGCGCTATGGACATTTCGAGGTATTGCCCCACCGTTACTGGCGCGTCACAAATTTGGAGACAGGCGAAGTGAACTACCCCGAGAGTCGATCGGCAGTCTACAAAATGGTCCGCCTTGGTCGGAATCGGCTGGTACTCAACGATGGCGACTTGGACACGACCGTTAGAAACTGGCGCGTGCAGCATGGCCGCTGGTATCAAGACGGTGCTGGAAATTGGCGTGAGCCGCATGTTCCGACAAATACGCCGACCAAAGCATCAAATTTGCGAGCACAAGCAAAAGGCAAGCAGATTGAAGCAATCCAGAAATGCCTTAAGCTGGGCTACTCTAAGGCCGAAATCGGAGACTTGGTGGGACTCCAGCCGAAATCAGTATGGCGAATCATCCGCGAAAATAAGCTGACCGTTTATCCGGTTGCCCATTATCTGGGATACCAACTGGTCGATCGTAGCACGCATTACTTTATCAGCTTGAACGAAGCCCGGGACAAATCAGGGATTATGAGTCTGCGGTGGAAGCTCAGAATGATACCTCGCGTCACGGAAAACGGCTGGCGCATCTCGCAGGGGATCTGGGTCAACTATGATAACGAATGGCATGAGGTGGAACGATGAAAACTCAAATCACAGTTGACGTGCTCAACTATAACCCTGAGCACACTGGTGCGCTGGACCAGCTCATCGCGTCAGCGCTCTGGAGCTGGGGAGTTAAAGCCAGTATCAAGCAAGAGGGCCGGGATCGGCTGCTCATCAATATGGAGAAACGAGAACATGAATAAGGAAGAAGCAAAAACTCAAATCCACATGGCGTTTGCCAATTATTTTGCCAGTGGCAAGAGTGCACCGGCTTTTGCCGCCGATTTATACGCCATTGTCGACAAAATTAAACCCGAGCACAAGCCAGTGCAAGCAGTATTAGACCGAATTACCGATTTGGAGGAATAAGAATGATTGAATTAGGCAAGACTGATGCCCAGAGTAGCTGCCCCTATTGCCACACACAGAAGGCTCAGAAGCGGCCATGACCGCGAGGGATTGGGGCGACTTAGATTGAGCAATGAGACGAAGCGGGACGTTATAGAGCGGGCACTAGATGATTGGAAACAAAATTTTATTAGTAGTTTGCCTAGGGACGGGTCATTTGAAGACTGGTCGGAAAGTCTGTCTGATTATAGTGCTCGTTACGCCGCCGCCCTGCCAGATGATCTGCCGGTGATTCCGAAAGTGGTGGGAGAGATGTTGCAATCAGCACACGGGCAAACTAATTTGCTTGGCGTGTTGGACACGGCCAGAAACGGACATAAGGTTAGTGAGCCATTGGCATGGATAATTGCCAATCAAAACACCTTCGCTACTGCATGGGTGCTAGGCGCCTGGCGCGTTGAGGAAACCGGTGAAATCGTGAAATTGGAGGCGGAGAAATGAAACGAATGATTTATGTATTGCTCTTCCAGGCATCAATGCAAGACAACCCGGTTGTTGGTGCGTTTGATGACCCCAAAAAGCTGGAAGCCGAATTTTGGCGAATTGCTAAACTCATGGACATCGATCTGCAAGATGTTGAACGAGATGAGAATGAGCAACTGTACTATAACGATCACGATATGTTGATGGAGGTTTGGTTGCGTGAACTGAACGGGAACATCTTGGAGGCACAACATGACTGAATCAGTACAGGACGTGTTTGACGAGCTGTGGAACCGATATGAGCTGGTTTGCAGTGTTTTGGAGTTGGAGATCGGGCAAGGATGTCCCCGTGGGCCAAGAGGATTGTCAGTATATGACATGACTATTCGGCAGCGTTTCGCCAAGGCGGTTTCCCAAGAAAAGGGGTCGAAATCGACCCCTTTAACAGAAAAGCAAAAAAAATGCCCATACTGCCATGAGCCATTCGACGAAATCGTTAAAAACCGTTCGTGGGACGGAGCAAGCATCCATCTCAATGCACAAGATGAGCTTGTCAGTGATGCGAGCTCGAACGGCATCAGAAATTCAGCAAGTGTGAATTTCTGCCCAATGTGTGGCCGTCGATTGGAGGAAAATTAATGGAAAAACAAATTGAAGAGTTGCTGCGGCTTTTGAATCAAGGGGTTAAGCAATTACCTCAATCACTGAACATCATTGTCCAGCAATATGCACTGCGTAAGTGGATGATTGGATCGGTCTTTGCTGTTATGGTAGTGATTTTAGGAGTGGCGAGTTTTGTCTGCTTGCGGCAATCGATGAAAATACCAGCTTATGAGAAGCGGTCTGTGCATGAAGATTCCATGCATTTCATGTTTGTTACTATCGCTAGCATTGCTGCCATTCTCGCATTCATCTTATTAATGGCCTCACTTAGTAGCTTCGCTGACGCCATCTCACCCGTGTATTCATTAATTCAGGACCTGCGATAAGGGGGGCGCACAATGACGAAAGACATCAAGCCTACCTATTACCAGCACGACGGCAGAGACGTGATCGACACCATGTATGATCTGTATGGCGCGAATGCCCGGACATTCCTCATCGGTAACATCATCAAGTATGTCTACCGATACAAGGGCAAGAACGGTGTGGAAGACCTGTACAAGGCGCGCACGTATCTCAATCGGCTAATCAAAAAAGAGGAGGGGGCGAAGAAGTGAACTTGGCTGAGTTGAAACCTGGAGAGAGCGAAGATGGTTGGTCAGATTTTTAATAGGAAGGAGAGCGGATAATGCTGGAACAAAATACCGAATCTAAGCCAAATCCCGAGCTGCATATTGCTATGGCTCCCAGCCGCAAGACCAAGAAGTGGAGCAATAAAGTGATGCTCTGGTCTGACTTGCTGGACCGGCTCAGCCATCCGACGATAACACCCGAGACAATGGCCGAGTGGGCTAAAATGTCGCGGGAGCAGCAGGAAGAGATTAAAGATGTCGGTGGATTTGTCGGTGGCTGGCTCAAACAGGGCCGCCGGAAAGTCGGCAGCGTGCAAAACCGCAGTCTGCTCACCCTGGACGTCGACTTCCCAGATCACAACCTGTGGGACGACGCGGAGCTGCTTTGGGGGTTCAGCCTGGCCGTGTACAGCACGCATAAGTATCGGCCGGACAATCCCCGGATGCGGTTTGTGATTCCCTTGTCCCGTGTGGTCACAGCAGAGGAATACGTACCGCTGGCTCGAAAAGTCGCGTCAGAGTTAGGCATGAACAATTTCGACGACTCAACCTATGAGCCGGAACGGCTGATGTTTTGGCCGTCGCACTCCCAGGACGCGGAGTATTTCTACCGCCACCAAGACGGGGAGCTGCTCGACCCGGACAAAGTGCTGGGGGAGTACACCGACTGGCAAGATTCCAGTTTTTGGCCGGTATCTGACCGGGAGGCCGAAGTCCACCAGCATGAGGCCAAAATGGCTGGCGACCCCTTGACCAAACCAGGGGCAATTGGCGCTTTTAATCGGGTGTACCCGATTCGTGAGGCCATCGAAAAGTTTCTGCCAGACGTGTATGCGCCAACTCGACACCCGGACCGTTACACCTATATTCCGGGAAGCACGGTCGGCGGACTGGTGCTGTACGATGACCAGTTTGCCTATTCTCACCACGGGACAGACCCCACTGGGGGCCAGCTGACCAACGCGTTTGATTTGGTCCGGCTGCACAAGTTTAATGATTTGGACGCCAAAGCCAAAGATGGCACACCCGTCAACAAACTGCCCAGTACCAAAGCAATGACGCAATTTGCTTTAGAAGATAAAGGCGTCAACGCCGAGTGGAAGCAAGACGTGATCGGAACCGCCGATGATGATTTTGACACGTGGGAAGACCAAGAGGACGGCGCTGAGGCGGATAAGACCAAGGACCTGGCTGAATGGCTGACCATCACAGATAAGGGCAATCCGGTCATCAACACATATCATTTGGCCGAGCATGTCATCGCTGAGCACCCGCTGTTTTTCGACAAGCGTGAGTTTCTACGGTACGACGACAAGACCGGCATCTGGCGGGATGATACGGACACCTATCTGACCAGTATTCTGACCAAAGACTACCTGCGCAAGCTGACTAAGATCAATCTCATACGAGAGACCAAGACGGCCATCCAGGGACTGATCAAAGCGGATGACCCATTTCCGGCACCAGACACCAGTCAGCTGGTGCTGGCCAATGGCATCTATAACTGGCAGGACAACACGTTTAGCGAGGGCTATCACCCAGACCTGCACGCACGAGCCTTTTATCCGGTGCAGTATGACCACCGTGCCGATTGCCCGACGTTTGACGGCTACGCCCGGTGGCTGCTGGGTGAGGAGAACATGCCCTTCATTTATGAGTGGATCGGCTATATGTTTTTCCGGGGCTACCCCATTCAAAAAATGCTGTTCTTGTATGGCGGCGGCGGAACTGGGAAATCGACACTCATCAACGTCATCCGCAACGCGATCGGCGAGCAGGCATCAGCGGCAGTCACCTTAGAGGCCCTGATGACCAAGCCTTTTGCGCCAGCGGGACTGTATCAAAAGACGGCCAACTTCGACAGTGATGCCAAGAGCCAGTACTTGGAAGATGGCGCCATCCTTAAGACACTGACCGGTGAGGATATCACCTATGCCGACGTGAAATTCTCCGACCCGCTGAAATTTTACAATTTCGCCAAGCTGACATTTTCCATGAACAAGCTGCCGGCGATGCGGGATTTCAGCGGCGGACTGACTCGGCGGGCGATCATCTTGAAAATCAACCGGAAGGTGACACCTGAGATTATCAAGCAATTCCCGCTTAAGCAGATGCTCAAAGAAGCACCGGGTATCTTTAACCGGGCGATGGATGGCCTGCGGCGACTGATTAAGAGTGGCAGCTTTACGGAATCATCTATGATGGAACGCGAGCTGCAAGACTGGGTAATCGGCAACGACCAGGTGGGACGCTTTGTCACCGAGGCAGTTAACAAGGTCGACGGTCAAGTTACTACAGTTGAGGATATGTACAACGCCTATACCAATTACAGCATGGAGAACGGTGAAAAGGCTCTGGGCCGATATAAGTTTGGCCAGCGGCTAGAAGAACTGGGACTCACGAGAACTCGAAAGCGAATCGAAAAAAACCCAGTTTGGATCTGGCAGGACGTTAAATTGGCTGTGTCAGATTTTGACTGAATGTGTCAGAGTTCCAGAATTTGGAGACAGAATTGATGAAGAATAGAATTCGTGGCCGACCGATCTGGCTGTCGGAGCACGCACCTAAAAATTCGTCCACTGATTTCAGTGCTTTGTGCCGCTGTTCTGGCACAAAAGGCAATTCGTGACACAGCGGAAAACTCAACAGCCTCAAGGGCTATAGCCTATTCTGTGTCAGAAATTCAACTTTTACTACTATTATATAGAGGTTTAAAAAGAGTATATAAAGAGTAAAGGGCAGAGGGTAAAAAGTAAAAAGTATATAGCGTATAAATAGTTGAGCAAAAAATGCGATTTCTGACACACAACCATGACGAGGTGAAAAATTGACGATTGAACGCGACGTGGAGAATTTCTTGGTGACACGAGTCAAACGGATCGGGGCGGAATGTTTCAAGTGGACCGCTCCAGGTGTGCGAGGAGTACCAGACCGGTTAGTGATTTATGCGGGACGAATCTGGTTTGTTGAATTGCAGCAGCCGGGCAAGAAGCCACGAATGAATCAGGTGATGATGCATAAGCGATTAGCTCGTCAGGGTTTCAAGGTGAACATCGTGGATAGTAAAATCGCCGCCAGTGAATTTGTTGAGGAGGTGAAATCTTGGAAGCAAAACTCAGAGGGTACCAGCAATACGCCGTAGATTTCATCATCAACAACCGGTATTGCGGTTTGTTCCTTGATATGGGCCTTGGCAAAACTTTGTCCACGCTGACGGCCATTGCTGACTTGCAGCTGCTGGAGGATTTGGGCAAGGTGCTGATCGTTGCACCGCTGGCTGTCGCCCGAAACACCTGGCCGGATGAAATCCACAAATGGGACTCAACAAAAGGGTTGAGTTACTCAACAATACTCGGCTCAGCTCAACAACGGTCGGCAGCACTCCAGCAGACAACCGACCTGTACATCACGAACCGCGAAAATGTGCCGTGGCTGGTCGAGTATTACGGTCGTAAGTGGCCATTTAAGACAGTGGTCATCGATGAGCTCTCCAGCTTTAAGTCACCGCAAGCAAAACGGTTTAAGGCATTACGCAAAGTGCGGCCGCTGATGCATCGAGTGATTGGACTTACTGGAACACCCGCACCCAACTCCCTGATGGACTTGTGGCCGCAGATGTATCTGCTGGACCGGGGAACACGGCTGGGCTTGACCATCGGCGACTATCGTCGAACCTATTTTCACCCAGGAATGCAGTCAGGATATGTCGTTTACAACTGGGTACTCAACCCGGGAGCGGATAAGACGATTTACGATCGCATTGGCGACATCACCATCTCCATGCAGTCCAAAGAGTTGCTGGACTTGCCGCCACGCACCGACAACATTGTGCAGGTGGAGATGACACCAAAGGAGACGGAGCAGTACAAGCAGCTGCAAAAGGATTATGTCCTTCCCGAGTTGGGAGACGATGGTGTCACTGCCAGCAATGCAGCAGTCCTGGCTAACAAACTGCTCCAGCTGGCCAACGGGGCCATCTATGACGATGATGGTAAAACAATCAAGGTCCACGACCACAAGCTGGATGCACTGGCTAATATCATTGACGAGGCCCAAGGCCAGTCGGTGCTGGTGTTTTATCAATTTAAGCACGACGCGGAGCGGATACTCAAAAAGTTTCCGCAGGCTAAACGGCTGGACACAGGTAGCGATGATGTCCATCGGTGGAATGCGGGCAAGATACCAATGCTCTTGGCTCAGCCGCAATCAGCTGGGCACGGACTGAATCTCCAAGCGGGCGGGCATATCATTGTGTGGTTCGGGCTGACCTGGTCGCTGGAGTATTATCAGCAGGCCAATGCCCGCCTGATGCGTCAAGGTCAGACTCAGCCGGTGATCGTCCATCACATTATCACTAAGGACACCATCGACGAGCGGGTCATGACAGTTTTGCAAGGCAAAGCCAGGGGTCAAGCCGCACTGCTCAATGCGGTTAAAGCACAGTTAGGGGAGTGATTGGGTTTGGCACGAGTTGACTACGGCATTTACAAACACATTGAGTCGCTGTTGCGACAGTATCCGCACATGGATAAAGAAATAGAAGAGATCATTGCCGATGAGCAATTTGCCTTCCGGCAGGAGAATACTGATGAAAACATTGGGGGTGGTCATTCACCAAACCCCCAAGCTACAGAAAATAAACTGATTGGGGTCTTGATGTTGGAAAATCAGCGGTCTATCCGTCAGTTGCGTAATTATCAACTCCAGATTCAACGGACCTGGGATGAGAGTGACAACGAGACCCGGGATGTGATTGAGGCAATCTATCTCCACCCGCATCCTAACTTGTCGCTCTTAGGCTTTGGCCAACTATTGCACATGGATAAGTCCAAAGTGAGCCGTCTCCGACGTAAATTCATCACCTGTCTCGGTGTTAAACTCGGCTGGGTGCGAGAGTGAGACAAAACTGCAACATATAAAAGTTTTTAGGGTTGATACTGGTAGTATAAGATAATTGAGTTGCCGGCAAACTACTGCATTGACTGGACCATTACCAGTCGTCTTGATAAGAGCGGTGCACTGATTATCTGGGTTGTGCGGGTGCAAATCCCGTGCAACTCTTTGGCTGGTTGACAACAGACTCCCAGCCCACATTCTTCATTATCTTTCTCCTTTTGAGGGAGCCGTCCAGTGGTATGCGGCTCCTTTTTATTATGCTTTGGAGGTTGATTATCTTGCAGAAAGAGCTGCTAATTTGTGCGAATAAAGCACAGGCAAAAATGTATCAAAAGTATTATGTGAATCCCGATGAGGTTTGTTGCGAGTCAGTCAACACTTTGCTTCACACAGATGGTTTGAAGGTTAAATACTTTGGGATTGCCCCAGCACTATGGGTCGAAGCTGCTGAGAGTGATGTTGTAATGAAGAAGGTGCAGCTAGTAACCAAGATGCTGATGCAAGGGCGTGTTGCATACTTCGAGGAACAGTTTGGTCAGTACAATGGCGAATAAGAAGCTGGCGATGATTAATGGCCGACGTGTCTTAGTTGATGCTGCCACCAAAATCAGACAGGACTCTGATCGCCAATACAATCAAGCCCGCAACCAAAGACAATCAGAGTACGTCAAGTTTTATCACTCTGCTGCCTGGCTAAAGACCAGAGAGCAAGTCCTCATTAGGGATGACAGTATCTGTCAGCGATGTGGTTTGGCTGCATCATTAGTCGATCATATTATTCCAAGTGAGGATGATTGGGACGACAGACTCAACCAAGACAATCTGCAAGCGTTGTGTCGCGACTGTCATTACTGGAAGACTCGACGTGAAACAACCAAGCGCAAGAAGGGACAGCAAAGGGCTATGACAATCACGGTAGTGGCTGGGTATCCTGGCAGCGGCAAGAGTACATATGTGCTTGACCATGCGGGATCACATGACCTGATCTATGACTATGACAGACTGATGTCAGCACTCACTGGTCAACCTGGACACGATCATAACATTGACGTCAATGATTACATTCAGCTGTTTTACGAACTCATCGTTCGCAAGCTTAAGGCTGAGCAGACCTTCGACAATGTGTGGCTGGTCATGACATATCCTGATGACAAGCTTGACTCATTGCTTGCGAGTCGAGACTTGCGACACATCATGTTGGACACAAGCAAAGATGATTGCATCAAGCGATTGAGTCATGACAAGAGAGATGTGATCTCATTACTCAAAGTCTTGGATAAAGTCGACAAGTTAAAAGCCGAAAACAAATTCGACAAATTCAAAGTTGTTAAAAACACAAAATTCAAAAAGAAAAAAGTTTTTGAATTTAATTTTGATATTTAATTCCAGTTTCCCGACGACGTAAACCGCGCGCCACGGGGACTGGAGACTCCCGACCTACCCCCGCCAATTTTATCGGGGGTTATGAAAACGGGCGCTCTTGAACGGGCGTCCTCTTTTTCGCATCCCAATTTCTAACGATTTTAGGGGGTCAGGGGGGTGATATAACCCATTTTTTGATGGTTTAGGAGGTGAAAGTGGGGATGGCAGGAAAATATAAAGTGCTACAAATGTCCAAGGGCAATCTGACCAAGAAACAACAGGAAGCCAAGCTGCAAGCGGAGATTTTGGCGGCGGATGGTTTAACGCCGCTCCAGGTTTCGCCGCCCAATCACCTGGACCCGATTGCTCGACAAGAATATAAGCGGATCATCGCGAGTCTCGGCAAGCTGCCACTTCGAAACCTGGATCGGGCAGAGCTGGAAAACTACTGCACATGGTATTCGGTCTATAAAAATACGTCGATCAACATGAAGCACGCGCTCAGCGCTGGTGATGAAGAAGAATACTACAGCTATGTCGGTGTCCTGAACAAAGCGACGGTCGCCATTAAAGGCTTGGCCAGTGATTTGGGGCTGAACGTGAACAGTCGGATGGCGATGAATATGCCGAAAGAGCCAAAAGAAACCCAGAGCCTGACCGACATGTTCGGCTAATGGAGGAGGTGACCAGAAAATGGCTAAATTTAGAGACCCGCTACCCAATTTTATTAAACGTGTGCTCGAAAACCGACTGGTCACTTCTCACGCGGTACTCGACGCAGTCAAACGGCAAGAGAATGATTTAAAGCGGGCGGATTGGCGCTGGCGATATGATCCAGAACTGGCAGGAAAAGCCGTTAAGTTTATGGAGTTGCTGCCGGAACCAAAATCTGGCAAGCCACAGCCACTCGCACCATTTCAAAAATTTATTATTGGCGTCATCTACGGTTGGGTTGATAAAAAGGACTCCACAATCAGACGATTTACCGACGTGTTCATTTCAATGGCGCGGAAGAATGGTAAGTCCTTGCTGATTAGTGGGGTCATTTTATATGAGTTCCTATTTGGCAAAAATCCGGCCAACAAGCGGCAATTGTACACCGCTGCCAATGATCGGAAGCAGGCCGGTATCGTGTTTGACATGGTCAAAACGCGGCTCACAGCACTTATTAGAAAAGACCAGAACATCAGACGAATGGTTAAAATCACCCGAGATGAGATAGTCAATTTGGAGGATGGCTCGACTATCCGCTCATTCTCGCGCGACGCTGGGCTAGTCGATGGATATGAGCCACACGTGGCAGTAGTCGATGAGTACGCCAACGCTAAAACCACCGACATGCTTGAGACCCTGGCCTCGGGGCAAGTGCTGTTGCCGTCTTATTTGACCTTTATTATCAGTACCGCAGGTTTTGACATGAACGTGCCGATGTTTACCCAAAACTATCCTTACGCGAAGAAAGTGCTCGCCGGTGAAGTCGAGGCAGAACGGTACTTTGCGTTTATCGCAGAGATGGATGATGTTTCAGAGGTTGATGACCCGAAGCTTTGGATTAAAGCCAACCCCTTGCTTGATGTGGATGTGGTGCATGACCAGATTATGGACTATTTGACCGATAAGCTTAAATCTGCTCGCGCTGATGGCACGCTCAACTCAAAGTTGGTCAAGAACTGGAATATCTGGCGGCAAGCCTCCGAGGATAGTTATCTAGATGCGGACAGCTGGGAATCCTCAGAGCTAAAAGAAAAGCCCGATATCCGAGGCTCAAGAGTTTGGTTGGGGGTTGATGTGGGTCGGACCAGTGACTTATTTGCCACAACATGGCTGGTTCCGCAAAAGGGCTGGTGGTGGCTTGATGGTTATGGTTTTGTGGCCTCTAAAGGTGGAATTGAAAACAAGATTAAGACTGACCGTGTGGATTACCTGGCGGCGGAAAAAGCTGGCGAAGGCGAAATATCTCGGCTGGAGTCGGGCGTTATCGACAATGACCGCGTTTATGAATGGCTCGAAGACTTTATCGAGCGCAATGACCTGGATGTCCAGGGGATCATGTACGACCCTTATCAGTTTGGCCCATTACTCACGACTATTGAAAAGAACCATCCAGAATGGTCAATGGTTGCGGTTCGTCAAGGTACATTGACACTGTCCATGCCCACCAAGCAGTTTCGGGATGATATTATTAGCGGCAAAATTAAGCACTCCGATAATCGGATTCTGCGGGCGGCGGCGATGAACGCGGTCTTGATGTCCGACAACAACGGTGTGCGGATCAACAAAAACAAGTACGCCAACAAAATAGACATGATCGACGCTGCTTTGGATGCTTATGCAATCGCATTTACCGAGGATTTGGACAACTTTCTGGACGATGAGCGCGTATTCTCGGACGATTTTGGATTTTAGGAGGTGATGGAATGAAATCGCTACAAACGCAAATATTGGCGTTTTTTGCTTTATTAGGGCATAACTTGGTCGGAATTCTTGCAATTTCCGGCTTTTTTGTACTTGGCGCGGGTGCTTTTAGCCTGGGCAGAACAGTCGGATTGTTTGTTTCTGGCGGGTTGATGGTGCTTTTAGCAGTCATTCTGTGGCTCCCCGATCCAGCAGGGAGGGGGTGATGACAAATGAAGCTATTTCGTGGGCTGGATTACGCCACCGATATTGACCCAAATTGGGCCAATACACTGCTGGATAATGGCATTCTGCCGTCGTTTCGGGGTGGCTATTTAGGTATTTCTGCATTGCGCAATTCCGATGTGTTAACAGCGGTGTCCATTGTGGCGGGTGATGTAAGTCGTTTTCCGCTGGTCATCAAAGACCGGTCGAACGATGCTATTGTGGAATTGCCCCAGCTGGATTATCTGATGAATACCAAGGTCAATCAGCGATTGTCGGCTTATCAATGGAAATTCAGCATGATGGTCAACGCTATTTTGACTGGCAACGCTTATTCTCGAATCATTCGGGACCCCATTACTGGGGAACCCTCGATGTTGGAGTTTTACGCGCCCAGTCAGACCCAAGTGGATACCAACGACCCAGACAATCCAATTTACCGGTTCACGCCGTACAATTCCAGCTACCAAAAGGTGTGTTCGTTTGATGATGTGGTGCATTGGAAATTCTTTTCCTACGACACGCTGATGGGCCGCTCACCGCTGCTCTCATTGGGGGACGAGATCGGCTTGCAAGAGTCTGGGGTTAGCACTTTGCAAAAGTTTTTCCAGAATGGGCTTAAGGGTTCAATCCTGACGGCTAAGAACAGCAAGCTGAGTGCTGATGCACGTAAGAAAATGCGCGAAGACTTTGAAAAAGCGCAAGAAGGGGCATCCGCTGGAGCGCCAATTGTGATTGACTCCACGATGGATTATCAACCGCTGGAGGTCGATACCAATGTGCTTAATCTAATCAACAGCAACAACTACTCGACGGCGCAAATTGCTAAGGCCTTGCGGGTGCCCGCCTATCGGTTAGCGCAAAACAGCCCCAACCAGTCGGTCAAACAGCTTTCTGATGATTACATCAAAAATGATTTACCCTTTTACTTTGAGGGGATCACCAGCGAGTACCAGCTCAAATATCTCAACGACTCGCAACGGCATCAGTATCAAGTCAGTTTTGACACCCGTAGCGTGACAGGGTTGCCTGTACAGGATGCGACGGCTGCTCTTAATGCGGGTTTGCTCACCGGCAACGAGGGACGCACGGATATAGGTAAGAAGCCGCTCAAAGACAAGAATATGGACCGTATTCAATCAACTCTGAATACGGTCTTTTTAGATGTCAAAGAGGCTTATCAAGCCAGTAATTCAGGCGCATTGAAGGGAGGTGATGCTAATGGCACTGCCAAGCAAGGAAATTCGAATGACCGCGACGCCGGTCACGGTGCGTGAGGGTGATGATGATCACCCGGCAGTCATTGAGGGGTATGCCCTTAAATTTAATCGGGCATCGGAGGTGATGGGCGGCGGACTTAATTTCCGCGAGTCTATCGACCCTCATGCGTTGGACAAGACGGACATGCGTAATGTCGTGGCCCTCTTTAATCACGACCAAAGCCAGGTCCTGGGCCGGACGGGTGTCAATTTGGAGCTGACCGTCGACGAGACGGGCCTCAAATACTCTCTGACGCCACCCAATACGCAACTCGGTCGCGATTTGGTCGAAAACATCCGCGCTGGGATCATCTCTCAAAGCTCTTTTGCTTTTACGATTGCGCCTGACAAGGACGCTCAAAAATGGGAAAAGTCCAATGAACGCGGTGTGAAATACCATCGGATTATCCGCAGTATTGATCACCTATATGATGTCTCCCCCGTAACCACGCCAGCGTACCCCGATACTGAGGTCACTATTGGCGCTCGGTCGCTGGAGGATATTAAAGCTCTCGACGCCCCGCCAGAATGGCAAGTCGAGCGTGACAAGCTGGTCAAAGAACTCAAACGCGAGGCCCTCAATCGGGGGCTTTTTTAGTACTCAAAAAATGGAGGTTATCAAATGAACATTGCCGAAAAACTGGCAGCTGCGAAGAAGGCGCTTGAAGAAAAGCGCAACGCGCTGCCTGCATTAACCAAGGAAGCTCGGTCTTTAATCGAAAAGGCCGACTCTGACGAAGAATTTAAGGCGGCTAAGGAAAAGCGCGACGCCGTGGCTGCTGCTGAACAAGAAATTAAGGACCTGGAGGAAAAGCGGGACTTGTATGAGGCGGCCATCAAGGGTACCGAAGAACCAACCAACACACCCGCGCAGAAACCAGAAAAGCATGACTACCGAGAAGCAATGAATCGTTATTTGCACTCTCGTGGCCGAGAAAGCGAAGGCATCCAGTTTGAAAAGACAGACCAAGGCACATTTGCTGTCTTACGGGCGGATCCAACTGACGCCAGCGATGTAGCGAATGCTGGTGTTAAGTCTCCCGACGTAAAGCCGACAATCCCAGAAACCATTAGCTATGTGCCGCAACGTGAATTGCAGACGGTTGTGGATTTAAAGCCCTTTGCCCAAGTGTTCCAAGCGTCAACCCAAAAGGGTAACTATCCTACAGTAGCCAACGCCACTACCAAGATGGCCACCGTGGCTGAGCTGGAAAAGAACCCGGCGATGGCCAAGCCTGAATTCAAGCAGGTGCCTTGGGAAGTTGCGACCTACCGTCAGGCCCTGCCCATCTCCCAAGAATCCATCGATGATTCTCAGATTGACTTGGTTGGCCTGATCCAAACTAATGCGCAACAAATCAAGGTCAACACGACCAACAGTGCTATTGCGGCGGCTTTGGTAACCTTTGCTACCAAGACGGTCAGCACGATTGATGATTTGAAGCATATCAACAATGTGGACCTGGACCCAGCCTATAACCGGGCCATTATTGCGTCCCAAAGCTTCTATCAATGGTTGGACACGGTCAAGGATGGTAATGGTCGGTACTTGTTACAGGATTCCATCCTAACTCCGTCTGGCAAGTCTGTTCTGGGCATGCCCATCGCTGTGGTTTCCGACAAAACTCTTGGTGCTGCTGGCGAGGCCCATGCCTTCTTAGGCGATGTCAAGCGCGCAGTGTTATTTGCTAACCGTGCAGACTTTATGGTGCGTTGGGTCGACGACCAAATTTACGGTCAGTTTTTACAAGCCGGTATGCGATTTGGTGTAGCCAAGGCCGATGAAAAGGCAGGCTATTTCTTGACCTACACCCCAAAAGCGTAACCCCCGGTGATGACGGGGGTTTTGACCCGGCAGGCAGTGTGAAGCCAACAGAGGCACAGACAGTCGACCAAATTAAAGCGTGGCTGACCGCCCACAAGATTGACTTCGCGGGTAAAACCACTAAGGCGGATTTGCTTGCATTAGTCCCAGCAGAGTAGGTGATTGCTAATGGCTGAGCTTAATACCAGTCCATTAACCCTAGAGCAATTTGCCGTGCTCAAAATGTATCTCAAAGTGGACCAAGACATTGAGGACGACATGATTATGATGCTTGTCCATGATGCTGCGGATGAGTTGGCCAAGGCCGTTCAATTCGGCAGTACTCCGGAGGATTATCTTAATAAACCTGTATCACGGGACCGGTTCTTCACGGCTCTGATGAAGCAGGTCAAAGAGGATTATGACTACCGGGGCATGGGCGCAGAAGTCATGCGCTTCCCGCTCCAAACGTCAGCGACAAACATTATTAATCAGTTACGTACGGAGATTGGTGGTGATCTTGATGCGGACCAATCGGATGACGGAACGCATCCAACTCATCAGTTATGACCCCGGCCGCACGCCCGATGGTGTGCCTGTCGACGACGTGATGACGACGCATCTGACGCTCTGGGCGGAAGTGCCTAAGGTGCCTATCCGCGAAGTGGTGGACCCGCAGACTAAACTTGGCACCCGCCGAGACAGTCCAGTTTTTCTAGTCCGGTTTTTAACCGCTGAGGAAATTCAGCCAACTTGGCGGGTCCTTTGGCGTGGCCAGGAGTATGAGATTACCGGGGTTGATCCTGATTATCAACGGCGGGATATCACGACCATCACGGCTAAAGCAAGGAGTGTGACTAATGGGTCTAAAGATAACGGGTGACGACGAAATGATCGCCGCCATTGAGGAGCTTAATTTTGGCGTGCAAAAACGAGCCAAAAAAGCGCTTGTTGATGGTGCGGAAGCCTACGAAAAAGTGCTCAAAGCCAAGACCCCAGAATACGTGGCCGGGCCTAACGCGGACAACGTCCATGCAGCTGATGACGTGACGCACTCCAGCGTGAGTCAGACCACTGGTGATTTGTCTGTTGACGTCGGTTACGGTCCAAAATCGGCGAATTATATCCGTTTCCCTAACTGGGGCACAACCAAGCAAGACCCGCAGCACTTTATGGAGGCCGCCCAAGAAGAGGCCACCACACCAGTGCTGGAGGCATTTCTTAAAAATCTGAAAGTTGGTGAATAGACTTGTCCCCTGAAACAACAGTTGTGAAACTCTTGTCTGCTGATACAGACCTGATGGCTTTAATGACGCGCGTTCGGGGTCACAAGCCACGTGATATTCCGGTGTACTCCAGTACACCTGACTTCACGAACCAAACCAGCCAGACAATTATTGATCTGTCTCCCTGGATCCGCGTGACACCGATTCCTGGCGATGATGCGATCTATGCCGATGACCAGCGGGTGGTCAAATATCCCAAAGTCCAGCTGGACTACTGGGTGGATAAGACAAAAACTGCGGATTGTGATGAGATAGAGGACTATCTTTACGACAAAATGCACAAGGCGGGCTGGGAGCGATACTACCGATACTCGATGATCGACGGCGATACACCTCAGCTCCGTATGGTGATTACACAATATCAATATCAAGGACTGCCCATCGGGTAGCCCTTTTTAATGGAGGTTTACAAATGACAAAAGTTAAATTTGGTGTGAGCCAAGGTGAGTACGGTGTTGTAACGGGTGACTTAGTCCCCGATGGCACTAAGAAACTCCCTGGTTTGACCACGGCAAAATTGGAAATGACTGCTGAACTTAAGCAGTTGACTGCTGATGATGGTCCGTATGTGGTGCTGTCTGGCGGCATTTCCGAGGCTAAGCTGACGGTCAATACCTGGGACGTGGGTCCTGATGCACAAAAGGACTTTTACGGTGTGCCCACCATCAAGGGTGTGCAAGTTTACTCCAAAAATTTAAAGCCCAACGACATTGCTTTGATGTTTCGGACGAAGGACGAAGAGGGTAAGGGTATCTACTTCGCCCTGTTAAAGGCTAAGTACACCATCCCCGGTGTGGACACCAAGACGGTAGATGGTGCTCCCGATCCTAATGCTGATGAAATTGAGGGTACGGGTGCACCACGTGGTGATGCGGATACCGGCAACTTGGTATTGGTCGGCCGTGAATCTGACCCAGAGTTTAGCCTGGCTCAATTCAAGAAGTGGGTATTTCCGAAGACCGAGGAAGAAGCGGTCATCAGTGAAGATGTCCCAAAAGCGTAACGGGAGTGACTTTAACTCCGGCAACAGCAAGTGTGGCCGTTGGTAAGACCACACAACTGGCTGCCGTTGTTGCTCCCGAAGACGCGACCAATAAATCCATCACCTTTAAGTCCAGCGACAACACGCTGGCTACTGTGGACGGCAAGGGCTTGGTGACTGCTGTTAAAGCTGGTGAGGCGACCATTACGGTCACCACCGCAGATGGCGGCAAAATCGCCACCAGCAAAATCACCATTACCGAACCCGCTTAATAAAGGACTTTAGTCGCCATCGAAATAAACAATGCGGATAACCGGGCGGCTGATTGGAGGAAATTATGGTACACGAAATAACGCTTGATATTAATAACAAACCAGCAAAATTTGTCCGGAATGATGAACCCCATTTGGCCGACATTACTAATGGCCTGAAACTCCAGCAACAACGCCTCCAAATGTGGGGCAAGCCAGAGGGCCCCTCGGAAAATGATTTTGATGTCAATGAAAAATTGTTGGCCCAGTTCGCGGTCGATTTTTGGCACGGTCAATTTACGTTGGACGATATTATCAACGGTGCCACTTCCGCCGCCGTTGACGCCATCAATGCCGCGATTGCCGACACCATGCAGTACAACACCAGCACTGACGCGAAGGATGACGGTAAAAACCCAAAAAAATCACCGGCGAAGACTACGAAGCGGCGCTTAAAAACATCAAACGCTTCTATGCCGCCCGTCTCCAAGACGGTTACAAGCTCGCTGAGATAGACAACATGCCGATCCAAGCAATGCGGCGGTACTCCGAAATACTTAAAGTCATGCCGCGTCAAGACAGCAAAGGTCAGCCCCGAGAAGAAGAGCCCGTCGTTGAAACAACAATCGACAAGGCCTTCCCGTGGCTATTTTTGGGGAAAGGAGGTAAATAATGGTCGGGAAGTTAGGCAGAATCGCCGGGACAGTTACCTTGGATATCAACCCATTCCAGGCGTCCGCACGAGTCCTAAACGCGTCTATCAAGACCACTGCGAGCGCTTTGCGAGCTCAGGACGCAGCACTTAAGGGCAGTGAGCGCGGGATCGACTCTTTGCGGACTCATTATCAAACGATGGGCCAGCAAATGAACCAGCTACAAGCCAAGCTCAAACAGCAAGGTGCGACTTATGACACCCTCTCCAAAAAATCTGCTGAATCCGCAGAGGCTCAGGAACAGTTCAATACCCGGACGGCTAATGCTGCCTCAGCTTACAACCGGACTCAAGCACAAATTTCTAAGCTCCAAGCGGAGATGGGTCAGCTCAACAAAGAGATGACGTTGCAATCCAGCGGTTGGACCAAAGCATCTGAGGCAGCGGGTAAGTTTTCGTCCGTTACCGGTAAAATAGGCGGCGCCTTAAGTACTTTTGGCACTCAGATGACCGCCCGAGTGACCGCACCGCTGGCGCTGGGATTTACAGCAGCGGCAAAGTCCGCGATGAGTTTCAACAGCGAAATTGACTCCATCGGGCCATTATTGACCAATGGTGCCGCCGTCACTGGCAAATACCGGGCAGAGCTGGACCAGATGTCTGCGGCCTCCAAACGGTGGGCTGTCGAGTACGGCATTTCCACCACCCAAATCAACCAAGGGTTGGCTGATCTAGTCCGGGCCGGCTATTCGGCTCAACAGTCCATGGCAATGATGCCCGCTATCTTGGATGCCTCTCGAGCGTCTGGTGATGACTTTAACACCACGATGGATGTAGTCACGTCCACCATGACCCAATTTAACGTGAGCGCTAAGGACACCACCAAAGTGACCGACGCCATGACCTATGCGGCTAATGCCACTAAGTCTGGCTTTGGTGACATGGGTGAGGCCATGCAGTACACTGGGCAATCCGCCCACGCGGCAGGTGTGTCTCTGGACATGACGGTGGCCTCTATCGGTCTGCTATCCAATGCAGGTCTGCAAGGCTCCATGGCCGGGACTGCCTTTAACGCCATGCTGCAAAAGCTGGCGGCTGCATCCTCCGATGCGGATAAGCCAATGGCTAAATTAGGCGTAAACGTCAAGGCCTTTAAGGCGGGCCAAATTGGCTTGCCGGAAGTGATCGAGCAGGTCACAAAGTCCACCAGCAAGATGTCTGACGTGCAAAAGATTGCCGCCATCAACGCCGCGTTTGGCGAGCGTGGCGGCCGAGCGATGTTGGCGCTGATGAACCAAGGTGCACCTGCCTTACGGACGTTGACTGCCGAGACCGAAAAGGCGACTGGTGCCACGAAGAAAGTCTCTGAAGCCATGGGCAACACGGCTCAGGCCAACTTTAATAAATTTAAGTCGAGTCTCCAAGTATTGAGTATCACGGTCGGGCAACAGGTCTTACCTGCATTGATGCCTGTCGTCAAAAATGCTACCGAGATGGTTCAGGCGTTCGGCAAACTGGATTCTGCGACTCAGCAAAACATTATCAAGTGGGCAGGACTCGCAATGGTTATTGGCCCCGTGAGTCGTACACTTGGATCAGTATTCAACGTCGTGTCCAAAGGCTCCGGTGCTTTTATGGCCGTCGCCGGGGGTATTGGCCGGGCATCGACGGCAGCCAAGTTAGGTGCCACTGGTTTTGATGTCCTTAAGTCTGGTTTTTCCAAGACGGCGTTTGAGGCTTTGAAAACCGCTCCAGCAATAGCGGCGACAGGAGATGCCGCCACAGGATTAGAAACAACATTAGGCGGTGCAGCCCTCAGTAGTAAGGGGTTGCTAGCCGCCATTAGTCCAATCGCACCAGGTTTAGCAATTGCTGGGGCCGCTGTGATTGCAGGCATTACTGTCTGGGAATTATGGGGCAAGAAAGCCTATGAGTCAGGTCAACGTGCACAACGTTGGGGCACGGATATTGGCGAGGCTGCTGATCGTTCCGCGACGAAGATGCAGTCCCATCAGACGACGGTCAGTCGAGCGCTTGATGACGAAACAAAGTCTGGACAAGAGAATGCCAAGTTAATCACCCAAGCCTTTGACCAGATGGTCCGTGACACAAAAAAATCTGCTGACGAAGCCTATGAGCACGCGCAGAAAGTGGCAAAGGATGTAGGCGGCGCAGCTGGCAAGATTATCAGCGATCAAGCTGAAAAAGACAAAAAGGAAAACACCGCCCGAATCAAAGTAATGCAAGGCTATGCTAAGCAAGTCGAGACCATTACTAAAGAGGCACGAGATAAAAATGTAGCCCTCACGAATGACCAGCGGCAAATGATCAGCAACATCAACTACAAGATGGCTCAGGAGTCGGTTAAAACCCTTGGGCTATCTAAAAAACAAGAACTTGCCGTCCTTAAAGGTATGACCGGAGAGCGGGTAAACCTATCTCGGGAAGAAGCCAACAAGCTATTATTCACCGTTAATGACTCGGCTCAAAAAGAAATTAGCGCTTATCGTAAAAAACAAAAGACAATTTCCAGTGACAGTTCAATTGCGGCTAAAACACGAAACGACGCCCTGGAAGCTCTAGAGCAAACCCATAACAGTAAAATGGCCGGGTTAGCTCTGACAGAAATTCAAGCTCGAAAGTCCATGGGACAAGAAACTGCCCAAATCATGAAGGATATGCTCCATGATGGGTTTTCGGAAAAGGAAATCAGTGCGGCCTTTGCACAGTTCGATTCCGCGGCTGACCGGTCAAAGAAACATATGGCCGAATGGGTGGCGGACACCGCGGGCAGGGTCAGCACTACCGCTAGAAAAGCCGGTGAGGCATGGAACAACTTGGTACTTGATCCAAAAACCGGTAATGTTGTGACAAATCTGCCGGAGGTGTTGGCGAATACAGCCAAGACCAAAGAAGGTTGGGCGGGACTGTATTTTGATTTAAAGCACGCCAAGATTAGCACCAACGCCAAACAGTCCATCGCGGAGGCACTGGTTGCTACAGACCAGTGGAACTCCCTGTCACCGGAAGAAAAAACTGCTGTCATCAAGTCCACCGGGCATAAAGAGTTAGCCGAAGTCATGGATAACTTTATGTCCTGGGACAGCCTGAGTTTAAAGGAACAGCAAGCGGTCATTAAGGGTGACTACACAGCAATCGTGGACGCGCTGGTGGAAACTAGCCAGTGGAACGAAATGACTCTTGAAGAGAAGCAGGCGATTGTCAAGGATAAGGCCACCGTGCCGCTTGTTACGCTCCTGCAAAAAACCGACCAGTGGCAAAATATGTCGCTGGAAGAAAAAACAGCAGTTGTAAATGCCCAAGGTGCGCCAGCTCTAGCGGATATGGTCATTAAGTATGGCCTATTTGGTCAGTTGGATGACATCACTAAGCAATTGTTGATCAACGATTCAGATGCTAAACAAAAGCTTATTGATGCTGGTATTGATATCGACTTTTACAATACCGCTAAGAATCCGGAACCGAAAGTGTTGGAAGGTGATTCAAACCCGGTGCGGTCTGCCATGAATGCGGCTATCGACCAGATGAATGGGGAGTATAACCCAGCTGAACCCGACACCAAGGTTTTTCATGGTGATGAGAGTCCGGTCATGAATGCCATGTACAACACGATGAACATGTTAAATGGCACTTATATTCCAGCGCCTGTACCGGGAAAGGAATTTGACGGTAATAACGATCCCATCATGGGTGCGATGAATCAGACCATGACACTGATGCGGGGACCCTATGCTCAGACCAACCCTGACAAAAAAGCCTTTCCAAGTGACAATTCCACAATACTAAACCAAACTAATGCAGCCGCTGATTTGATCAGTGGAAAGTATCGTACAACCAACCCTAACAATAAGACATTTCCTGCGAATAACAGCAGCGTAATGAGCAAGACCAACGCTGCCAAATCAAATCTGAATAAGTATGCAAGCAACAATCCCAAGAACAAGAATCTAAAAGCAAGCGACAATGCTAGCGGACCAGCAGCCTCGGCCAAACGAGCGGTGAGTGATTTTAACTCCGGTCCCAGCGTCATCACCAAGACACTTAAAGTGGTGGCCGATATTGGGTCTAAAGTCGCTCAAATCTTAGGGTTTGAGGGCGGGGTGACTGACCTGCGTCAGAATACTCTGGCGATGGTCAACGATCAACGCGGCTCGACGTTTCGGGAGGCCATTGTGTCTCCTCGGGGTCGTGTCATGATTCCGCAGGGCCGAAATGTCATGCTGCCATTACCGCGCCACGCCTCAGTGATTCCCGCTGCTCAAACTGCCAAGATGTTTAACATCAAGCAGTACGCTAGTGGCACGGAGGGGTATCCGCAGACAGTGGAGGAGATTAATAACATGCGGTTTGCGCCATCGTCCAGCTCCACGACGACGGTGACGACGACCACACCAACAATCAACAACAATTACTCAATTAATCTCACGGTGCCAGCAGATGTCGATCCAAGCAACGCCCAGAAGATTGCGGATGCCGTCATCCGGAAGATTAAGCATCAACAAGGCAATACCAATCTAGCCAATGGAGGGGGTCAAGTATATTGAGAGCGGGCGACTTTTTTATCAACGGTTTAAGCGGTATCGGGGACCTGCACGCAGTGCTGACGACTCTCCCCAAGATACCTAAGCCCAAACGCAAACGGCTCAGTTTTGACATTGCAGGGGCCTCTCGGAGTGCATACATCGACGAGGATTCGTGGGAACCCCGCGAGTTTGAGCTGAGTATCGCGCTAGTTTCTGAGTCGGAAGAGGATCGCCTGATGCGCGAGGGTTGGCTGTTCAATGCTTTTAATCAGCCGGGGCCAGTGCCATTTCGGTATTACGCTGAGCCAGCGTACACGTATTACATTGTGTCGGCAGACGTAGCGGAGCAGGATCGACCCGCCCGAATGTCACAAACACGGGTGTGGACAATTAAGGCGGAGGCTGATGCTTATAAGTATTTTGAGCGGGACAAGATCATTGAGCTTGACGCAGCGGGTAAGGTAGACAACCCATTTTTGTCCATGGCCAAACCGCTAATCACTGTGTACGGCCAGGGCGATATCACTCTCAACTGGGGTGACCAAGCCATCAAGCTGACTGGGGTCACTGGCAATGTGTCCGTCGACTCCGATGAGTTTCAGCAGGATATCTATACGACCGCTGCTGATGGCACACAGACTTTGTGTGCTGAGCGGGCGACCCTGAGCGAATTTCCGGTGCTGGCGGCCTATCAGCACACGCCTATTTCGTGGGTCGGTAATGTGAGTAAAGTCATAGTGGAACCGAGGTGGCGATTGTTATGAGACCACAATTATATCCAGCAGGCACGAAGTCTTTTGCCCAACGTGGACAGGTTATCTCGCAAATCATTCGGGGCAGTGACTCAGTTAAGCGTGTCCGCAATGGTACTGATGAGGTGACTTTACAAGTTGCAGCATCTGATCCGCTGTTTGACCAGATTCAACCGGGCATGATTTTGCGAGTACAGGCGGACGCCGCCAGCCCTGACGAGCCGTACATTATCCAAAAGCCGTCACTGGATACCTTGACGGGTATCAAGACAGTCGAGGGTGTGCACTACACGATGATGGCCAACAATTACAACCTGGTCTCCTCAATCACGGTTGACGGCAACAGTCCCGCCGCCATTATGGCAAGCATCAACAGCCATCTAGACCGGCCATCTCCATTTACCTTTTCGTCGGATATCACTACCCTCATTACAGGGAGCGCCGTGGTGTACAACAACATTAATCCCAACGAGCTAATTCTCGGCGCCAGCAATTCGCTGGCTAAGATTACCGGTGGGACCGTGATTCGTCGGGGCATGTCGATCATCTTGACCAAGAGTACCGGCAAAAGTGTCTCTCTCCGTCGGGGCAAGAATGTCCAGGGCCTGACGCTTAACCGCTCTATTGAGGGGCTGCTCACGCAAATTGTGCCTTACTACACGCCAAAAAGCACCGACACCGATAAGAATCCGCCGCCGGTCTACGGGCCACCGGTCAAGTCGTCACATATCAATGAGTATGGCGAAATTTACTCGCTGAATGTGGACTACTCCAGCCGAGCGGATAGCACCATTGATATGACGGCACTCGCCAGTCGGTATTTTTCCGAAAATCCGGGTGTAGACATTCCCGCGTATGATCTGCAAGTTGACACGGTAGAGTATCGCTCCAAGCGTATGCAGGCGATCACCTTTGCCGACCAAGCGACGGTGCATGATGAGCTGTACGGCATTGACGCCACTGTCCCGATTTATGAGACGGACTACAGCTTTGTCAATGAGATTAATACGACGGTCAAGGCTGGCACTCAAGAATCCTCGCTGTTCCACAATTTGGAGTCGCGGATTAAAGAGACTTCTGACGCGGTGGATCAGGAAACCGATGACCGTAAGGATGCTGACGACCAGATTAGCAAGGACACCGACGATAAGATTGAGGACGTGACAAATGAGTGGGATAAAAAATGGGAGTCAGTTGATGAGATTAAGACGGATGTCCGCGACCTCAACCGCGACGTGACCAATTACATCAAGTCTGGTGGTCAAGGGATTATCCAGTTTTTGCCTAACCGCGAAAATCCCACCAGTATGCGGATTAACTCTAACTCTGGTGGATATTTTTTGCTCAACGATGATGGACTGGGATATTTTGATGCCAACGGTGCAAAGGTCGCCATCGACAACCGCGGCAACGTGGTCGCCAGTGTAATTGCGGCAAGCACAAAAATTGAGTCGCCTAACATCATTGGCGGCACGATCACCGCTGCGAATATCGTCAACGGTGACTTTCGGACCGTGGACACATCCGGTAACGAGACCCACGTGTCTGGTATTGGCGTGACCACGAATAATTTTATCCAAGCACCCAAATTTGTGCTAGCTAATTTATCCGGCACCACCTGGGGATTTTGGGACTCAAACGGCTTGCGTATCGGCAGCTGGTGGATCCACATCGTAGGTGAGCGGCTCATCGCCAACGGCGGTGGCAAGGACTATATTTTAGGTGGTCCGGCCTGGACTTAATGGAGGATTATAAATGGACATGGATAAGTTTTTAAGCAGCATCGGTCAAGTGTCAGGCGATCAGGCTCTGGCGCACATGGGCCAAGACGTGGGGCAGCGTGCCCAAACGATTGCGGTACAGGCCGCCAAGATCGAGCGGTTAGAGGGTTTTATCCGCATGTTGGCCGAAAAGCATCCCGATATTCTGCCGAAGGAGGAGGTTGAGAAAGATGACAAAGGAACCAAACGTAATTAAGCAAAACAACCCAGATGGCAGTTACTTTCTGATGAATGATAACGGGCTTGGCTATTTTAAGCGTACAGACCGAATTAAGGCTGGAACGATTACCAGCGGCAGTCTCAAAACAGCGCCTCGGATCACGGCGATGACCATTAGTAAAAATGGTGTGATCAAGGTGACTGACGATGCTGATTTGCCCCTGACGCGACACACCCCAGTAGAGGGAGATGATTTTAAAGATGCAGTCACCAAAATTACCGATGCTCCGATTGGACCTGGCGAAATCTAACAGTTATGCAGACAAACCACTGGCGATGACGCAAGGGGACAAAGGCTATATCCAGCCCTTTGAGCTGTCCAGCGGCGGTAAAGTGCTGACCGACAAGGATGTGGACCCGGTCAACGTAGGCCTCAAAATGCTCAAACCCGATCACCAATATATCGACATTAAGGGTGCGGCGACTTATGCGGATGGGCAGTTTGCCTATCCCTATCCCGATGAGGCTGCCCAAGCGCCGGGACTGTTGACGGGGTTCTTTTACGTGACTGATGGAGACAAGCTCATTGCCTCCACGCAAAAGTTTGTCCTGACGGTAGCTCCGGTCTTTGCGGACGATACCAAGTCCAACAGTTACGTCCAAGCCTGGGACAAAATCTATAAGCAGCTGACGGAGGCATTGACTGCGGCCCTGGCCTCTCGGGATACTCTGGACCAACTCGCCAGCTCCGGCCAAGGGATCATTGATGCCAAGATCGCTGAGCTGACCCAATCGGTCAACGACTGGACCACCAGGACCCTGGCGGACCTGACCAAGGCCCTCGCCGACAAGCAGGCGGCACTGGCGGACGCCTTGGCTAAAGCAAATACCGCTGCGGGCAACGCTGACGCAGCTACTCAGGCAGCCAACGCAGCCGCTCAAGCAGCTAATGCACTTGCTGCGGACATCCCCAACAATCCTAAATATAAAGGCCAAACAGGTGCCACTGGACCAGTGGGGCCGGTTGGACCACAAGGCGAAAAAGGTGACACAGGTCCACAAGGCATTCAAGGTCCTGTTGGTCCAAAGGGCGACAAAGGTGATACCGGTGATGGTATTCAGCTCAAGGGTTCAGCTGATTCTGTCGATAAGCTGCCGGCCACTGGCAACACAGCCGGCGATACCTATCTAGTAGCTGGCCACCTGTATATCTGGGAAAACGACGCTTGGACCGATGTTGGTGAATTGCAAGGGCCTGCCGGCAAAAATGGTTTGAATGTATGGCTGTACAATTTTGACCGTGGTCCCAACCAAATAAATTTTTACTGGTCAGATTTATCACCAGAAACAAAAACAGATCATGTTCCCCAAGTTGGTGACGCCGTAATTGACAAGGCCGGAAATGTTTATCAAATCACCCAATCCACTAGCACAGGTGATGCATTAACTGGTGGAGGCACAGCATCTTTTGGCGATGCAATAATTAACATCAAGGGTGCAACTGGTCCAGCTGGTCCAGCTGGCAAGGACGGTACTGATGGTAAAGACGGCACCACCCCCGACTTGTCTGGTTTTGTCACCCAAACGGACCTGGACGGCCGCAAATACTACACGGCAGACCAAGTTACGGCCGCAATCAACTCAGCATTAACCGAGTTTAAGAGCACGCTCATCTGGTCAGGCACGCAGGCTGAGTACGACGCGCTGACCGCAGAGCAGAAGGCACAATACATTGCTCTGGGGGTGGTTAAGTCATGACCGAGTTTATGGATTGGACGAGCGTTGCCAAACTGTATGGCGCCAAAGGTGAGTACAGCAAGCTATACGACAATCAGGGGCGGGCGATCTGGCAATTAGACGATCCTGTTTGGGCTGGCTCGTGGATAATTCCAATGGGGGGGAACGGAACAGGGGGAACTCTAACCTTTTTCCGTTATATGCACGAATCAGCTAACGGTTTGAAACTCACCATCAGTATTACAGATCACACTGTGACTGTTAAACAACTATGGCTTGCACCGAACGACAGTTCTCCATCAATTGATGGTATTCAACTTGATCAATTTACGTGGTCTATTTCGGTTCCAAGAAAATATTTTGCGACACAACTTGATCAAGGACGTGTTTGGCTAGATTCTACTTTGGCGAATAATTATCATACCAAGGAATCTTTCAGGATTGCTGTCAGCTCAAAGACATTGATCACATTTGCTACAAATTTCTTTTCGATGCCAGCAATCACGCGTGTCGAAGAATATTAGGAGGTAAGAAATATGGCAGAAACAAAGTACATCCAGGTCTTTCGGACCTTTGATGCGCAGCAGACAGACGGCACTTTCTACGCCGTTACATTTTTCCCGGAGGGTTTAAAGCTCGACTGGCCTTACACGGCAGTACCCATCCCGGCCGAACTCAAAGGTAAGGTGGTCAAATATGACTGGGACCAGCTCCAATGGGTGGACACGCAAGTGGATCCAATCCAATCTCAAATCACCAACTTAATCACCAAGCTCAACACCACCGACGGCAAAGCAGTGGCTGCGGATGGCAAGGCGGTGACCGCTGGGGCCAAAGCGGACGATGCGACCACGCAGGCCCTCAGTGCTCAGCAAGCACTACTGGAGCTGTCTGACCTGGTGCTGAGTAAAGACACCACAGGAGGTGCGAAATGAAGTTTGAAGCGCTGAAACGACTCTATGCCCAGGCCGTCATTAATGGCGACCGCACGATTGACTCTGTGCCCGAAATCTTGCGCACGGATGTCCAAACACTGATTGACACCGAACCAAAAAACAAGGAGGAATAACCAATGTTAAATTTTAAATTTCCCGCGCTCGCTGCGCTCTATGCCGCTAATGTTCTGGATGGCGGCCGCACCATCGACGAAGTACCTGAAGTGATCCGCCCACAGGTGGAGGCGATTCTTAACACAGCAAAAAACGCCGACGCTGGCAAGCCGCAGGTCTAATCCTGATCGCGCTTGTCAGTTTTTGTATCGGCTGGTTTTGCCATTGAGGAGGTGAGGTGATGTGGCAACGGATTAAAAACAACCCATCACATGTGGTGCTGGGCTTGCTGCATATCGGGACCGGCGTATTTTTGATTAATCACGACAGTTATTTCCGCTGGCCCCCTGGGGCCTTTTTAAGTCTCGTCAATGATGATTCGGTGGGCTTTTGGTTTGTCCTGGTTGGTCTGGCCTATCTCATTTGGGTAATACTTGGCGCGAATCACGTACGGTGGAATCGGGCCATCCTGGTTATCTCCACCATGACCATGGGCGCACTGGCGACCTATCAGCTGCTCCACTGGGTAGCGCTAGGGACAGACATCATGCCGTGGATGAGCAATGCTGCGGTGACTGCATTTATTATCTTGCTGGCAAGGGGGAGCGATGCCGATGGAGGAGATCATTAAGCAATTGGCGCCGCTCTTAAATGTGTTAAGCCCTGTACTGTTGGGGCTGTTGGCGTACTTGGAGTTTAACAAAAAGAATCATCGTGAAGAACACAACGACGACATCGACAGCCGCGACAAACTCATCGAGTCTCTGCGGGCGGAACGGGACGCCATCTATCAAAAGTGGCTAAGCTCCGAAAAGTTGGTCGATGAATTACGCAAGGAATTGAATGGAAAGAAGGATAATTAATGCAAAACGAACTGATTCAACTCTTGGCGGTGGCCGTAGTCATCGCCCCCATGACCACCGGCTTTACCGAGATTTATAAGCGTTACACGCCCGCCGAGGGCAAGCTCTTGCCGGTCTTAGCAATTGGCACGGCCATCGTGCTGTCAATCATCTGGGCGCTGGCCTTTGGTCACACGGATTTAATCGGTCAGTATGCGCTCTCTGGTGTGCTGTCCGGCCTGTCTGCGGTAGGTGTGTACAATCTGGTCAAGCCAACCGATAAGGGAGACGGTGCCAATGGTCAAGTATGACTACTCCTACCAGCTGGCCGATAATCAGGGTGACAGCCGGGTAGCCAGTAACCAGTATATTATTGCCCACGATACCGGCAACGATAACAACCAAGGCCCCGATAGCGCCCAAAACGAGGCGGCCTACATGCGTAACAACTGGACAGTTGCTTACACGCAGGCCATTGCCGGACATGATCGGGTGTACATCGTGGGCAGTCCGGGTTACGTCGCCTATGGTGCAGGCTCACCCGCCAATGAGCGCAGCCCATATCAGATTGAGCTGGCCCACTACGCGGACCCGGCGCTGGCGCGCTCTGCTTACGTTAACTACGTCAACTCAATTCGGGATTATGCGGCTAAGTACGGTATCCCGCTGGTGCTGGACGGACCGGACAATGGCATCAAGTCCCACAAGTGGGTATCAGACAACTTGTGGGGTGATCATCAGGATCCATACGGGTATCTGTCCCGCATTGGCATCAGCAAGGCCCAGTTTGCGGCTGACCTGGCTAATGGGATCGGCGCAAGCAACAAACCCGTAGACAACACAGGAGGTGCTAAGCAAGTAGATTTCAACGCATTTAATGGCAGTCGTCCTTTAGATGGCTCAATTGGCATCCTCTGGGTGACCAAGCCCGGCGGTGCGGTGGTGTACAGCAAGCCGGGGACCGGCAACAAGACCAAGGATTACAAACAGCAGGCGAGCGGCTGGCTAGTGACACGGGTCGAGGGCAACTACTACCAGATTGCCACTAACCAGTGGCTGGCGGCTTCCGACATTGTGGCCCGGATTTACGCCGACAATTGGACTGGCGCCACGGTGGTGCTGACGCGTGATCTATACCCGACACCCACACCGCAGTCGCATGTGGGGCTGGGCAGCAAGCCTTTACCCAAGGGCAGCCAATGGTTGGTGGGCGAGTACAAAGACGGCCACATCAACATCGGCGGCTGGGTGAGCACCAAAGACGTGCAGGTGATTTAA